CACCCTGAATATTGAGATCTGCAGAGGTCCCGAAGTTGATATTTCCAGATGCCCCATTGACGATGCGTCGCGACATACTACCTCTCAGTCCACAAATCTATAGTTACAGTTCTGCTGCCCACCTCGGATGCGTCGTCCTTACAGCTTGAAGATTTTGTTGGACCCATTCGGCCATGCAACTGTGATGTTGCCACCGTTCGGGGTTGTAGGCAGGCCAGTGTAATCGTCGATGTAGGCGATGAGCTGGGCGGTGGCTTCGTCGCCAGTGTGCAAGTACAGTACGAGGGCTTCGAACTGGTCACCACTCACGGTATTGATCGTGAGGTCATCGGCATCGGCCACACCGTCGACAGCGGTCTTGTTTGCCAAAGATGCGGCACTTACCGCAACACGGGCGGGGGCGCCTATGTCCTGCAGAAACTCGTCTACGTTCTGGTCCACGGTATAGTCCGCCGTGTCCACGAAGATGCACCGAATGTCTGCCGAATCCCAGGGGATGTCACCTGTCAGAAATGCGTTGCGGCCTGTGTCGTACAGAAAACTGCTCATAATGTCTTGCCTCCTGTGTTAGTTATCGTTGTTTAGATGTCGACGCCATGTGAGCGCCAGGTTCCAATCATTGTGTCAGCCACCTTCTTTGCGTCTGCGTTGTTCACCTCGACGGAGAGGTAGACGGGATTTCCATTCTTGCCCCAAAACGCAGGTGCCGAACTGATTCCAACCACTCCGGTATTCGAAATCCCAGGTGCCGGCGGCGGCTGTTGGCCGAGCACGTTTTTGCCAAATGGTGAGACCATACCGGTCTGCAGTGCACCGGCGAACCCCGAAGTAATTTGCCCCACTTTAGCAAGGCCTATCCCGGACAAGTCCTTCGCGCCGGTTGTAAGAGCGCCAGCCACGGTGGCGAAGGAAGTGTCGATGGCCTTTGAGGCTCCCATGCCGGCTTGAACCAACCGGTTGGACCCGGAGTCCAATGCGCTCGAGCTGGTGTTGAGGTTAGTAGCATAGCGGCCGTTAGAGGACAACTGGTTCTGCTGGAGATCTGAAGTGGCATTATTGTTCTGCGTGTCCAGCTTGATCAGCCGGGCCTGAATGTCCTGGATGCGTGCTCGGTCGACATAGGTTTTCCGTTCCTTCTTTTGCAGCCGCACAAGTTCCTTTTGGAGTGATTCGTACTCACTCACATTCTCCGGGGCGATAGGTTGAAAGTCTTGCAGGTTTGTGGCCTGTGACGAAATCGCCCTCTCCAGGAACGCCAAGGCATTTGACAGTGGTACATCCAAGTTCTCGAGGTACCGCAGGTAGAATAGTTGCTTGACCTGGATCGCATCCACGTCCGGCGCCACGGTAACAACAGTTCCAGCCCCACCACCCATGAGTTGATTCAAGCTGCGGGTCTGGTTTTGTACAGCAGTTGCTACATTAACCATCCCAGAAGCAACCTCATCCATAACGCTTCCCCAGCTGTCGACGTTGCTGCCGAGCTCACGAAGAATTTCCGTACCACGTTCCTGAACGGACTTGAGCTCATCGAAGCCTTGGTCGATGTGGTTTGTTTGCACGTCGACGCTCTGCCGGGTTTCGTGGATGGCCTGAGTACTGGTGTCCACAGAAGCTACGACGTCGCCAGTGGCCGCTATCTCTGCCTCGGCTGTGCGTTCGGTGACCTCTACGACGTCGCGCTTGGTGAGATCCAGTTCCTTCTTCAGCTCGGTGTCTTGTACAAAGATGCCACTGTTCAGGGTCTCCGAGATTTCCCAGAGGGACTTTTTGATGTCGTCGGTGCTGGCGTTCAGGTACCCAATACCTTCACGGGTCGCTGCGGTGTTGTTCTTGATCGAGTACTCTTCCTCCCCGGTCCAGATTTTGATGTACCGGGTATTCTCCTCGATGGCGTTCATGGTCTTTTCCATCTTGGCATTCTGGAAGTTCCCGATGATACTGGAAACCATGGTGCCGAGGGAGCCCAACATGCCGAGGGGGCCGCCTGCCAGCATCCCCATAGCTCCGCCCCCGCCACCACCGCCACCTGCACCGCCACCACCGCCTCCTCCAATGAGTTTGGTGATACCGGACATCAGGCCATCGAACGCCTTGCTAAGGCCCGCTACAGCGCCTTGAGCATTCAGCAAAGAGTTCATCAGTTCCTTACCGACGGTCTCAATCGCGAACCGCAGGACAGCCTTACCAGCGGCCTCGAAGGAATTCGCCACAATCTCCCCGAAGTTTTCCCCTTCAAGGATGGCGTCCGCAAGTCCTCTGGACAGGTCCGTGACGATGGTGGAAACCTGCTTCATCACAAAGCCGGCCTCCCCGGCCTTCTTCTTGACCTTCACAAATCCAACGCCGGTCTCAGCGAGTGCGTCGCCAGCGGCGGACAACTGGGCCTCCAAGTGCTCAGTCTCTAGGCCGAGTTGTGACGTTAGGTCAATTTGCTTCTCAAGGGACTTAATAACTACGCGCCAGTAGTCCGCCGCGCTATGTGTACCGGCCGCCCATGAATCCTCCATGGCAAGGCGCTGCAACTCCAGGCCATCGATGATGTCGAAAATGGAGCCAGTGGAGGTAATGCCATACTGCTTCATGGCCGAGTCGGCGACCTCGATGGCCTTGTTCAGGCCAGCCCATTTGTCGTCTGCCAGCGTGTCGAGGATACCACCCATGGCCTGCAGTTCTGCGGACAGGACCTTGGTGCTTTCGATCAGGCCGGACCGCATGGACTTGTTCAGTGCCACGAACTCATCGTCCAAACTGCGCTGCGCGATCTGGGCCATCATCTTGTCCAACCGGGTCAGCTCGTTCAGCAGGGACTCGATGGCCGGCCCGGCAACCACGCCGAGTTCGTCGTAGACAAGGATTTGGGCCTCAACGGCCTTGCGGTGTTCCTTTGCCTTGTCCGCCACACTTTGCCAAAATGGCAGAAGGGTAGACTTTGCCTTCTTAACTGAGTCGACCAGTTCATCGAAGGTCTTCGGGATGTCTTCAAGCAAATTCGCGGCGGCGATACCGGCGTCGTCAAGGGCGCGAGCGAACCCTTCCGCCGCTTCACCAGCGTCCAGAAGTGGAGGCGGGAGGAGGTCGAGTTGCTCAACGACATCTTCGGCTATGGGACCGACGTCTGAGATCGGTCCGACGAAGTCCGCAGCCGCCTCACCTGCCAGGTCGAGAGCAATCTTCCAGTTCTCAAAGGCGCGTTCGGTTTCCTCGAGGCCAAGCTTCCCGGCCAGTTTGGCAAACAGTCCAACGATCTTGCCGAACCCACCTTCGAAGAACCCGGTAATTTTCTTCCAGACGCCCTTCATGTAGGATGAAATGCCATCCCATACCTTCTTGATCTTCCTGGCGAGTGCAGTCCCGAAAATCTTGTCGACCCAACCAGCGACCCACATACCGAACTTACCGAAGAGGCCGACCACCTTGGCGATCCAGTCCTTGTAGCTCTTCCAGAGGGAGGCGAAGAACTTGGCCATGTCCCGACCGAAGGCCATCATGACATCCTTCACGTTGATCCAGTGCTTGATGATTACAGCCAGCGCCAGACCAAGGGCCACGATCCCTGCAATGACTAGGAGCAGGGTTCCACCAGACAGTGCGGTCATGGCCGTGACGACACCCATCACACCAGCCTTGATCGAAGTCCACAGGGCAGCGAAGCCAATACCCTTGATGGTCACCGCCAGCTTTGCCAATACTCCACCGAACTTCGTGAACCCAGCACCCACCTTGGCAAGCGTCGGGACCAGGAGTTTGAACCCGGACATCTGCGTGAGGAAGAAACCGGTGACCATAAGGACTGGACCAAGCGCCGTGACGAAGGCCGCGAAGACTAAGGACAGCCTCTGAATCGGGGCGGGCAACTCCTTGAACTTGGTGGCCAGCTCGGAGAACTTGTTTGCGAGCTTGATGACAAACTTGGTAAGTGCTTCTGCGTGCGGTGCCAGGATTTGACCAAGCGAGATGCCAGCATCCTGCAGGGCGGACTGCATTTTGGTGACGCTGCCCTGAAGGCCCTTCATCATAACCTCGGCCATCGTCTTCACAGCGCCGGCTGCGTCGTCGGCTTTCTTCTCGAGGTCGCGCAGCGCATCTGCGCCCTGATTGACGATGGAGATCATTGCGGGTCCACCACGGACACCAATCAGCGTCATCATATCGGAACTGTTCTCGGCGGCGGTACCAACCCGTTCGAAGCCATCGGTAAACTGGTCGATGATGTCTGCCATCGGCATCATGTTACCCGCCGCGTCCACGACACTGATCCCATACTTCTTCATGACCTTGGCACCCTCTTTGGTGGGACCAAGAAGGCTGGTGATGATCTTCCGGAGGGAGGTGCCGGCCATGGAACCTTGAATACCGGCGTTACCAAGCAAACCGATCGCGGCGGCCATCTCGTTGAAGCGGAGGCCAACACCAGCGGCAACCGGACCGACCATCTTGAAGGCCTCGCCAAGCTGGAGCAGGTCTGTATTGGACGAGCTCATTACTGTGGCGAGGGTGTCCGTGGCGGCAGCGAGCTGTTCGGTCTCTAGGCCGAACCCTTTGAGGATGTTGGTGACGACGTCCGCTGAGGTTGCAAGGTCGATGTTTGCGGCTGCTGCGAGGTTTAGGGTGTCCGCCATGGACCCCATGATGTCGTCCGTTTCCATACCAGCCATACCGAGGAAGCCCATCGCATCTGCGGCTTCCCCTGCTGTGAACTTGGTGGTCTTGCCAAGTTCACGGGCCTTTGCTTCTAACGCTTCAAACTCCTCGCCTGTTGCTCCAGTCACAGCAGCAACTTTGTTCATCCCAGCTTCGAAGCTAGCGGCCAGTTTCAACCCAGCGGCCGCGACACCAACCATAGGGGCAGTGATGGCCAAGGTCATGGCCATACCAGCCTTTTGCATACTGGCCCCTATACTGCCTAGTGACTTCTGTGCCTTTTGGAGGCCGCGTGACAATCCACTTACATCGGCCCCAATCCGGACGAACATGTCAGCAAGTTTCATCCCCATCGGTCTTCTCCTTCTTGCGTAGTACTCGACCGCCCAGTCTGGCATTCATTTGTTTGACCAAGTCCAACATCCCCTGCCAGTGGGGCTTATCGGATCGCTTGCGTTTTGGCTTCAGGCTGGGGAAAAAGTCCCAAGGCTCTATGGCCTTCTTTTGCTTCTTCCTGTCCCGTACAGAGTTTGCTACTGCTGCTGCGATGTGGCCGGCGCGGAGGTCTTTGTCCTTCTCGGATGCCTGCCATACTTCAAACCGATCGTAAAACGTCCTCGGCACTGAATCCCAGAACTCTTCGTCTGAGTTGTAGCCAAGGTGGATGCGAGCTATGGACCACAGGCCTAGCCAGTGGGTTGTGCTGCTCGTGGCATTTCCAGTACCTCGCTTGGCGCCTCCTCGGGTTCCATCTTGGTCGGTGCTAAAGGGCTCTTCTCCCGGCGGGCGAGACTGACCTCAAATGCTTTGCCAATAGCATTGGCAACGGTCTCCATGTTCTGGGGTCCGAGCATCCGGCCTACATCCTCAATCGTCAGGTCAGGGTCCTCGTGCTTGAGGGCTGCCCAGAGGATGACGCGAAGGTCACGTACGCCGAGGTTCTGCCAGGTGTCCTGGTCCATGATGGACTTGCAGGTTTCCTTTTCGATCTCGACAAGCGTGTTGAAGGTGATGCGAAGGTTGCGGGGCCGATCCAACTGAACCGGGATAACGGGATTCACGATCTCGTTTTGCATACTAGTACCTCTCTTTGTTGGGTTCAAAAAAAAACGCCCTACGCCTCCGGGAGTGAGGAGGGTACCCATCCACCCTCCCCATCGGTACAAACCACGTAGGACGCGAGAAAACGCTAGGCAAACTTAAGCCAGCGTCGGAGGTCCGGACACCTTGATGGTGACCGAGGCCTGGAGCACATCGGCCGGGTCAGAGCTGGGCTCGAACGCCGTGATGATACCGGGGAACGACCACTCGGTTTCGCTTTCGTCCGGGAACACGATTTTATAGGTCAGCTCGGTCCGGTCGGTCATGGTCTTGACAAGCCCACCCGCGGTCGCTGCGGTGTGCGTCGCGTTGGTCGGGACGAAGTTAATGTCGAGGCTGACCTCACCACCGTCAAGCAGGCCGGAGATGAACTTCCGCCACGGCGTCGGGGTGTTGTGAACAGTGACATCGATTGCGTCAGCCGAAAGGCTCGGGCCGGAAACGTTGCGAAGTTCGGCGATGGTGGTAAAGACTTCGGGTGACTCACCATCACCGACCTTGAGGTAAGTCTGGAACGCGCTAATTGCTAGAGTACTCATTTGTTGCTCCTCTCAGTCTGGTTGGGCGACCCTGTCACCGGTTGCTTATGCTTCCATCTGTTGTTAATTATCGGCACGGAGACACTTGCCCACTTCAGGCGCTGGAACTCCATGCGCTCGAGGAATGCTTGAGCTTGGTCGAATCCTTTACTCTTCAGGATGCGCACTGAGGAGCTTAGGTTCCGGTGGAGGTACATTGCCCCTTCCATGTGGTTGGTTCGCCAGCCAGCACACTCGAGCTGGTAGCGCATGTCATTGTCCTCAAGTCCCCAGCCAGGCCCGCCGAAGGGACCATCCGTTTCAAAGCGCACGCCATCTATGAAGGGACTCATACGGAATAGACCATACTGTGTCCACGCCACATCTTGTTCACTGTCCTTGAAGAGGAGGAACTCCTCGAGGCAGACTAGTGCTCTGGTCGTGTAGGCACGTTCCTTCAGGTGACCACCAGACCACATCCCAATACAACCAACCTCCGGGTATTGTTCGAGGTGGTCAACCATGGCACCGACGGAGTGTGGGATTACTTCGAGGTCACAGTCCGTGAATAGGATGTGGTCCATACCATACCGAATTGCCAGGTCGATGAGCTGGTTTCTGCCGATGGCGTTGCCGAAGTTCTCCTTGTTAAAGATGATCCGAACTGGGCAGGTCTCCCGCCACCTGTCAAGGTGCTGCTTGAGGAGTCCTGGTGTACCATCTGTGGAACCGTTGTCCACTACATACACTTCCGGAGTAACGCGCCGGAAGTGCTGAAGCCTGCCTGCCTCTTTGACCAAGGCCTCGATACCGTCGATGGTGATCTGACCCATCTCCCATGACAGACTTACCAAGGCAACCCGCCGCCTACCCTTACAGTAGAGTTCAGCAACGTCGTTGTTAGGCAGTGGCTCCCAGTTGTCCGTGCGGGTCTTGTGAATGGTGTTGTGGGAGTGGATACCAATCACTGTCAGCTCAGGTGTACAGACTGCCCGCCTATGCATACCAATACGCCTGATGAACATCTGGTCCTCAGCACGTGAGGTGTCTGGGAACTGGTAGTTTCTCCAAGCGTCTCGGTGGAAAACCATGGTGCCACCGATCATGACTGTGCGGTCGCCATGTTTGAAATGGTAGCCCAGCTCCTCTTCGAGATCGTAGTACCACGGTTCTGAGCAAGCGACCATGTGGGTCTTGTCCGAAAAAAGTGCTAGTTTTGCGGACAGAGCGTTTGGTGCTTGGCGGTCGTCGTCGTCCCAGATGGCGAAGTGGGTTGCCTTGGAATTCCGCACCGCCATGTTGCGCCGTTCACCGATGGTCGTGTCCGGGGTGCATCTGACTACCGAAATCATGTTGGTGCTTTTTGGTAAGTACTCATGAATCGCAGCAGCATCCTCCGTGACGATGATGAGCTCTTTGTTCGGCCAGTTCTGGGCCATGAAGTCTGCCATGGCTTCCGGCCAGAACTCCTTGCGCTTCTCGGATGTCGCCATAAGGCAGGCCACTAACGGGTGCTTCGCCTTCCAGTCAGCCGGGTTGTGCCGATGCTTTTGATGGACCTTCATGGTCTGAAAGTCCGATGTGTCGTAGGGGCAGGCAGCACAGAAGTACCATGAGATGCTACGGACGACTTTGGTGGTGAACTGTGGTGGTATCATCGAGCTGGTACCTCGAGGATTTGCTGTCCACCAGGACCATATAGCTCTGCCTCGATGGGACGTGTCTGGGCCTGCTGGTCTGCTAGCGGGAGAAGGTGGACGGCGTACACATGTTGCTTTATGAGTTGGGCGCTTTCAAGGGTATCGAAGGCGCAATGGCAGCAGTGCCACTGTGGACGCTTGTGCCAGCCCTCCGGGTTATATGTGAAGTCCCGGCCCTTTTGAATAGGTGCGCCAGCCGCCCTGGCAATGAACTCCTGGACCTCTACGCTATCGGCCCCGTTCGCAACCGGAATACGAGGATGTTGTGTCTGATCTGTTCCGGGTCCATTATCGTCTGTGCGTTCTCGAATTGGCATGAAATGATTCTCCAGTCTGTACCGCTGATGGGCTGGTGTTCCAGGAGTTGAATGATCCTGTTACCAATCAGTTTTGCTTCTTTGAAGCCGCGGTAGTCGGAGTAGACGTGGATGGCCACTGTAACCTGCCGGCCGATGCGTGTGTGGAGGTTGTCAGGTGTTTCGTTCCACTCGCCCAATCGTACATATGGGCAACGCACATCTTCCTCTGGAGGAACTTCCCCGTCGTAGACGCCATTCGTGAGCACACCGAGGTTCGCGTCCCCATCGAGGATGGTGAAAATACCCTCTTGCAAATCCCATAGTGAAGAACCACTCATGACGATGATCTCCTTGCCGCTGTCTTCATTGCCACCGCGATCCGGGCGTTGAACGGAAGTTCTTCGCGCCGCCAGGCGGGGTGTAGAAAAGGCTGTGCGGACATGCCCGCCCGGCCCCCGTGTGTATAGCTTGATGGGAGTGGCGGGTGTTGACTCTGTCTACCACGTCTACCCGTACCAAACTCCACGAAAGGTCCATACTCCACGTTCGTCCCGACTTCCCCGGTCATACCGTTGTTGAAGAACTCGAGTTGGATTGAAGACCGAAGCCGGCCCCCAAGAATTTTCCCAGCCTTGCGGACGGGACAGAGCTCTTTGGCGACGCGTTGAACATTAAGGGCAGACTCGTTGACGGCGTCCCTCACTTGTGCCTTAGCGACGAAGTCCAACATACGGAGCTTCTGCTTGACTATGGACTTGCCTACGAGTGTGACTGTAACCTTGTTCGCCATTACTCTCCATCTTCCTTATCGATTTGTTCCTGACAGAACAGGATTGTCTTGCGGTTCTCCTCCTCGATGTTCCGCGCGCCTTCAATGGAAAAGTACCGTGTCCCCTCGCTGGTGACGAACTTAACACGCCAGCTCACCTTGAACCCTGTTTGGTACCGCATCTCGATGACGTGGCTGGTGTTCTCCTTGAGTTGCCCGTGGATGAATTCGGTGTAGGCAGACTTCGGAATGATACGACACCACGCAGTCGACTCGTCGGACGGGGTCTCAGCGTTACCGCCACCAGTGTCCGGCGTGAGAGTCATGGACTGGAAGGTCACGAAGTTCAAGTACCGTCCGAGTTGCTTGTTTCTACTAGCTCGGCGCATCATCCTTTCAGGCTCCAATCGATGTAACCCTGGAGCGCGCCAGCGATACCGGCCGGTATCGGTCCCGTCTGGTCTGCTGTTGCTTGGTACTTTTGTTCCGGGCCTTCACCGTAGGGGTCGCCATAGTAGTGCGTAGCAAGCTCAAGGCAGGCTTCTTTCAAGTCTTGTGACACGGAGGCCACCGCAGCGTCGATAGCCTCCTGGTTGGCTCCTACGACCAAAGCAGAGAACCCGACGTTGTAAGTGATCTCGAAACTTTGGAACCCGCGGTGGCATGGCCAGGAGTCCCGGGCCACTAGCCATTTGCCGGCCTCGAAGTAGTCGTCGGGATCTACAGTGTCCCATTCCACACCTGCGGTATAGCTGTTGATTGTCTTGACGGACACAATCCCAAGTGTCGGAACCGGGCCTTGCCGAAGGCGAATCTTGCGGCCGATGGTGTCGTGGGTCTGAGTCCATGTTTGCTGGATGATGGTCTTGTTGATGAACTTTTCGATTTGCCGCCGAGCAGCCGGAAGCAGTCTGGCAATCTGGGCGTCGAGTTCGGACGAGGTCTGCGTAATCTTGGCGTGGGTCTTGAACTCGGCCGCGGTAATGGGTTCTGCCACAGAGTCGACGGTTCTCTCTAGCTGGAAACCGTCCTTCAGCTTGGTCTCCTGTGGTGCTCCGAAGGATTCATAGAACGACATAGCGCCCTCCCTTTACAAAATGGGAAAGGCCCCACAGGGGAATGCCCCGTGGAGCCCTTCAGTCAACATGCTGACTAGGCGTTCCGGTTAGTTACGACCGGGGCGACCAGCTTGTATCCTTCGCACCGAGCAGGGCCAGGGCCGACAGGGCCACGGTGACGCCGGAGTTACCGGCAGTCTCTGTGAACACCAGACGCATGTAGCGTTTGGTACCCTTGGCATAACCGGTTTCGAGAACAGAGTTTGCCTGAGCCGAAGCGTTCAGCACAATTGCGGGACCGAGTCGACGATTGGTCGGGATGGCCGCAAAATCGCCGGCCCCCGCCTCATCGCCCTCTTCAGCAGTGATGCTGATATAGTCCACTGAGCTGAGATTGGTAACAGCAGCCACCTGAATCAGGAAGGCCACGGAGTTGTAATCATGTGTGTCCACAACAACGCCATTCGTGGTGGCAGAGATCGCGGCTGCGGTCAGGGCCTCCACTGCGTCCAAGTGGGACATGATGTCACGAGTGAAGAACGACATAGTTTTTTCTCCTTTCCTTGTATGATCAGGGCTGCTTACGCGGCCGAAATCTTCAGCTTCTTCAGGGCTTCGGTGATCATCACCTTGCCACCAACACGCCGGCGTGCCGAGATTTCCACCATGCCGGTTGACTTGCTGGAGAACGGGTCGCGCATCAGTTCCATGGCGACACGGTCGAGAATGGTGTACCCGCGGCGGAAGTCGCCGAAGATGACCGGGTAGAGACCGGCGCCGACGTCCGGCATGTCCGGAGCAGTCGTGTACGGGCGGTCAAGAATGCTGGCCGGCCTCGCGTCCGTCTTAATGCCAGGAGCCCAGAGGTACTGGTTGTTCCCGTCCTTCAGCTTGCGGATCTCCTTGAGGGTCGACCGGTTCAGGACCCACTGGCTGTTTGCCAAGTAGGCTTCTTTCAGCTCGTAGTACAGGTTGATCAGACCATCGCCGGTGATCTCGTCGGCGTCCTCGGAAACGACTTCGCCGACTTCCGTGTTGGTCATGAAACCTTCGGGCTGGCCGTCACCAGTACCGTTGACAAAGGCAGTGCCTTCCGTGACGCCGAACTGCTCGGCAAACTCTTCGCGGAGGAAACCTTCGATGTCGAAGATGGTGTCTTCCAGGTCCTGCTTGCTAACTTTGGCGAGCGCGTACATCTCGTGCGCAACCAAAGTCTCCAGGCCCCACTTCGGGTTCTGGGTTTCGGAGCGTGTGTCAATCTCGGCTACCCATGCGGCGGCAGCGGACTGAGTCTTCTTGGGAATCTGAACCGCGGTGCGGCTGGTCGTGCGCAGGCGAGCCAGACCACGAATCTGCGACCACTCGGTCACCGTGGTAAGGATCTCCGCCACGTACTCGGCCGGGGCCAGATAGCCGCCAGTCTCGCTGTCGGCCAGTGTCATGGACTTGAACTGCGCCTCGGTCAGGACGCCCATATGGACTGCCTGCTCGGGGTCGACGCCGGACTTCAGGGCCTTGAAGAACAGGGCCTTGCGTTCGGCGATCTGGGCCTTGGCGTCGTTCGGGTCGATGATGGCTCCGCCCTTACGAGCGAGCTTGGCTTCGAGTTCATCGATACGGGTCTTGAGCTCGGTTGCGCCCGTTTGGGCTGCTTCGGTTCTGGCGACTTCGGCGGTGATCTTCTCTTCCATGCCTTCCAAGGCAGTGTTGAGCTTCTCGACCTGCTCCTTGAACTCGCCGTTGCTGGTTCCGTACTTCTTGACTTCCGCCTGAAGAGCGTCGTTCGAGGTCTTGAAAGACGTGAACGTCTCTTGCATCTCACGGATCTGTTCATCAGTCATGGGCTTCTCCTTTTCAGTTGTGAGTGGGTTAAAGCAAACCACCCGATATTGTGTTGCTGTTCCTAAGAGGTCTCTATCGGGCGGCTTCGTCTCGGCTCTAACCAACGTTGGCGAGTGAGACAGTGAAGTGTCTGGTAATGCCTCTCAGTGTTACTTATCGCAGGAAGGTTTGCGGGGCATATTCGGTATTCGCGAATACAGCATACGGGGGATAGCGTACTTGGTAGAAATGGCAAAAAAAGACCGGAGACCTAAACCTCGGTCCCCGGTTGGTGAGTCAGCAGAATGTCAAACCACAGCAGAACTTCTAGGGTGCAAGCTCCTTAAACTCGGCAAGCATCTTGCTGAACTCCATGTCGTTCGCGGCGGACTTGAACGACTGGATCAATTTCAATTCGGCCTCGGTGGGTTCCTCAGGAGTTGGCCCTGCTGGACTACCGCGCAGCGCCGGGTCCGGGGCTTCGAAGAGTGACTTGTACTGGTCAGTCTCGAACCACGGGGTTTCGTCCTCGGTGTTCAATCCCTTGACAGTGGCGATCAGCGCCTTGGGATTCATTCCCCAAGGCACAACCGAAATCTCAAACAGCTTCAGTTCCTGGAGGCGGCGCACCTTCTCGTTCTCGTCAATGGAATACTTGACCACGTCGAAGCCGAAGGACAAGGCGTCGAGGATACCCTCCTGGACCTTGGTACGAATGTCCTGGGCGAGCTGGACGGCTGAGAACTGGGCCTTGAACCATAGGCCATGGTCATCTTCCTTCGCCTCCACCACCTTACCGATCACTGCGGAGGTGCCATCGTAGATGCGGTGGGAGTCAAACAGAAGAACTTCGCCCTTGGGCATCCGCTCTTTCAGGGTCTTGCGGAAGGCGCCCTTCTCGACAATGTCGCGGCCTTGATCGGTGTTGCCGAAAACGGAAGCGTATCCTTCGATGAACCCTCCCCCGGAGGTACCTTCGTCATCGTCCTTGAGAACCTTGAGTTTTGCCAGTTCAGGTGAAATTAGTTTTCTAACCATTCTGCGATCTCCTTCGTGTTTAGTTATCGGCACAGCAACAAAGGAGTTGACAGGGGTTCTGGGTTGGTGTACTTTGGGAACAGGAGAAAAGCTGATGATCAAAGGCAACGTATATATCGGGCAGAAGCGCTGGCCCCTCTCGCTGAGTGGTACTACGTTCAGAACCACCAAGAAGACCATGCGTGAAACGCTGGCACCAGTGGCCGGCCTGTTTGATTTGGCAGAACCGGGTGAATATTACCCGGATAGGGAGAAGGCCCTATGGGACTTTGCCGCAGAATTTGTCAGTGGCTTTGCCAGGTTTGACATCCGAGAGCGTACGGATTCAGCAACCATCCTAGACCGCATCTACTAGTTAAACAGGTTCCACAGCATCCGTACGAACTCCGGGTCACGGTTGAAGAAGGATGTCGGGTTCTGATACAACCTCTGGAGTCCCATGGACAGAATCTCAGTACCATCCCCTTGATAAATCTTACCAGTATAGTTGCTGTTCCCGGTCGCCTTCCACTTGTCCTCCTTGAACATCTCTGACGCGTGCTTTGGATCATTTGGGTACAGCTGCTTAGTGTACAAGTCCTGCTTCGTCCGGTCCTCCAGGAACTTGTTTGCTGATGTGTAGGCCTTGCGCCCGCGGTGCTCTAGGCCATGTCCCATCTCATGTATAATGACGTGGACCGGGTCCTCGGGGGCAACGTGGCTTACGCCTCGCCTGTTGAAGGCCCGTCCACCTCTCGGCAGGGCCTTGACCTGAATGGACTGTGTGTGCTTATAGTTCTTCCCGACAAGACTGTTAAGCCATTTGCCGGCCTCGATGGGAGTGTCCCCAAGTACTTTAGTACTCTGGATAACAATGCTACCGGCTCCTTCAGAAAAATGCTTGGCAACCCATAACTGTTCTGAAGTTGCCAGCCTGTTTATTGCCTCAGTAAACTTTGCAATCTCCCTGCTCTTGGCCGCAATGCGCTCCTGGAGGAGTTTGCCAGCGGGGCTATTCATTCCCGTAGGTACAGCCCTGAGTTGTTTTTCGAGTGCCACCTTTTCCTTCATCAGGGTCCATTGCTTACGTGACAGGGCATCCACCTTTTTCTTGCGGTTCAAGGTGAAGGCCTTGAAGTCGGCCTTGAGCTTGTCGAACTTGGCGGTCTTCTGTTTGGGCGTCAGCTTCTTTGGCTTCGGCTTCGGCTTCACAGCTTGTGCCACAGCAAGCAAGTTCCGGGCTGTGGGGTCTGGCTGGGCCTGTGACAGGGGTCGGGTCTGGGACTTGCGCTTGTACGTCACGGTACACCGGCAAGAGATGGTCTCCTTGGGCTTTGCGCCGAGTGAGGTATCGCCTGGGAACATGAGCTTGGAGCCACCAACTTCGAAGGGCTTGTCGAAAGCAACCTTCGTCTGGGTGGCACCAGCGACGATGTGGGTGTGCCGGACCCGGAGGTCCCCAGCGTTCAACCACGCCTTCGTCATGTTGTCGGCCCGCAGGAACTTGTCTAGGCTGAAGTGTGTACCTGCGTTACTGGCGGCCACGATCTCGGTCTGGACGATGAGCTTGGCACGTCTGCTGGAGAACTTGTAACTGTCCTTCAGTTCCCTGGCAACGATGTCGCTGGAGGTACCATCTCGGAGAGCGCGGTCCAGTGAGCGGCGAATCCCGTCTCGGGTGGCTGTGCTGATGAGGGTAACCTTGGCGGCGGTCATGGTCCGGTTGTACTGGACCAGCTCCGGCATATCATTCAAGTCCACCTTGTCGAACTCATCCTTGACCTGCGCCCTGGCACGCTTGGCAAAGTGAAGGCCTACCGTGTCATACAGACTACGGATTATAGGCGCCAGGTTCTTCAGCTCCCGTTCGGCTGCCCTGCCAATGTGCAACGGGGTTGAGCCAGCCCGGTAGTCTGCCAGCACCGCAGACCTGGCACGTGCTAGAATGGGAATCATCCTGTTGATGAATACTGCCTCGAACGATCGACGCTCCTTCTCAAAGGTCTTGAACTCAACCAGCATTGAAACCACCTCGGGGTCATACTCATCATCCATTAGTGGGTACAGTTCATTGAGGCTTGGATGGAGGTAACACAAAGGCTGGTAGGCGGACCGAACGTACTCTGCCACTGACTTCGGTAGCTGGGATATGGTTTGCTTGCTCATAGGGCCTCCTACAGGGGCAGGGAACAGTCCGGGGCGAGGTTACCCGCCCCGTCTGCTCAGAATCGCAACCAGAGGTTTGTCGCGGCCAGGACGGTGAGGAGGATGTACCACCTCGGTTGAATGTGCTTTAGGTAGGTCATAGGGCTCCTTTACTCATCTCCGTCATTCGGGTCATCAACACCCTCGTCATCTTCATCCGGGTCTTCCTCGGGTTCGTCATCCGGGTCCGCTGGTAGTATGGTGTCATCCAGTACCGGTGCTTCAGCAGAGCTGATGGGCTGAAGGGTTGCTGGCATCCAGGCTACATCGCCCCACTCGACATTCGGGAGACCAAGGCGCAACCGCTCGTTCACCACGTTGATTGGGTAACCCATTTTCACCAACCGTTCCGCCTGCTCCATCTTCTCCCCGAACGCCTGGCGCATAGCCGGGACTTCCGAGAGGTCATAGCGGATGACAATGTCGTCACCAAAGAACGGGGCGAGTCTGGTGTTGACTTTGGACTGAATCCACTCCAGCATCCCCATGATGTTGTCTTCCCAAAACGACAGGCGGGCGACGGAATAGTTGCTGTAGGTGGGGTCTTCCTGTGCACCAACAACTTGCGGCGGCACACCATAGATTGCACAGATCTCATACTTGTTCACGTTGCGCTGGGCGAGGAACTCCATGTCCTTCTGGTTCAGCCCCATCTGCTCCCATGTCATACCGCCCCACAGGACCATCGGCTTGTGTAGTTCGTCGCCGGAGAAACCCTCCTCAAGACTTTCCAGGATCTCGGACTTCTGCTGCACTTGGAGAACCTGCGCCGGGACGTTCAAGATGCCACTAGGGACGGCAGAGTTATCGAGGATTGTCTTGTTCCACTTGACAGCAGAGTTCTCGGTCTGCACAGTTCTGGCGGCGGCCGTTAGAGGAGATTGCCCACGGAACTCGTTGAGCGGGTCCACGTATTTCATGTGGATGATGTTGACGGGTTTGTACTTGATCGGTTTGCCCTGACCCGTGTCGAGTTCGTACCGGTCGATATAGTTGGTCGGGTGGGGTTTAATCTGCATCCAGTCAGGTCGCAATGGGAACAACTGGAACGGGACGCCGGCAACGTACACAACCTCCCAGAACGACTCACCAGCCAGGCCGAGAGTCGTAGCCCAGCACTCGAAGAACTCTTTGCGACTGTAGTATGGGTTTGGCTTCTCCATCAGCACTTCGAGCGGGTGGCCCGGTTGCGGTGTCTCCGTACCATCCTTTGCCTTTTTGTAGGCCTTCCACGGGACGGAAGCCACGGCCTCTCCGATGGACCGATTACAGCGGTACACCCAGACGAGCTGCTTGTAACCCTCTATGACAGCCTCTTTATAGGTGAAGTCGCCTTTGCCCCCAAACAGACCGCTGCTGCCGCCTGACTGGAACATCAGGGAGACGGGGCCTAGCGCCTGTGGGCTACCGGCCTTCATACCGAGAAATCGTTGTGCGCCTTTGATGAAGTTCATATGTGTGTGCAGCTCCTACTGCTTGTTAATAGTCGGGATCAAGTCCGGAAAGTACTCCCGGACCATGGCGAGGCCTTTGTTTCGGATGTCGGGGATGTCGAATTCGTCCATGCTGAGTTCAGTCCCAATCTCCTCATCCGTACGCCCTTCGAGGAATGTCCGAACAAGCACTGTGGCCTCGATGAGGGGCAGCTTCTCCTCAAGGATCTTGGACACCTTGACGAACAGCAAACGCTGGTCCAGTTGCTCATCCAAGTCAGTTGTGCTTTCCTGGAGATCGAAGTCATCCGGGTGTTCGAGTTGGAACCGTATGTTGTATTTGCGCTCACGGGAAATCATGTCGAGGATGGCACCTCGAATCCGGGTGAACGCAAAGGTGCTGAACTTGGCACCACGGCTCCCGTCGAACAGTGGGATTGCTTTCGACAGGCCATACAACGCTTCTGCCACAATGGCTTCATGGTCTATTCGGACATCCTGTGGAATGGGAATCCTCTTGACGATGCTGAGGACCAAGGGCATAATGTTCTCACCATCGTGGATCACCTCTTGCACCTGGCAGCGCCCTGCCGGGACATGGCTCTCTCCATCCTTCTTCACTTCTGTAGGTCTCTCTGCTCGTTTGAATTTCATTATCTTCGCCTTCCGCCGCCTAGTCGCGTCGCTCCATATTCAACAGCCGGCTCAAGTGCCAGGGTATTGAAAGCCCCGGACGTGGCGTCCGCCTGATCATCGTGTTCGTGTTCCATGGTCTGTGTGACCGAACAAATCTCCTGGAGCCACTCGTGGTTCCAAGGGCCATTCACCAGTGTGACGTTACCGCCTTCCGCCTGAGCCGCGAAGGGCCGCCACCTTACATACTTCGGACCGGAGGCTGGTATGCCAGCGAAGTCGAACCCTGTGAGCTGGCGCAGGTACTGGGCGATGACTGTTTTCCCCGATGCTCCTGGTTCCTGTTCCATCCTGATCCGGCAGTTCCGCCCGTCAAGCTTGGCGGTGGCGGTGACCAACTCCTCAACCCGGAGCGGTGATAACCGGTCGCGCCGGACGTCCTCGATGTACCAGACACCGTTCGGCGCCATGGCCACACGGACCCCGACAGTCCAGTCAGGGTTTGTGGACTTCTTCTTTGCCTCAGTACCAGCCAGATCCCAGAACCGCATTCGTGTACACTCAAATGGCACCGCCGCAACATCGCAGTATTTCTGGAACCACTCGAACTTGAACAGTGCACCCTCGAGGCTGGCGTTCCAGTCACCCCACCGTCTCTGCGCCCGTGTGATCGGGTCCAACATACTCAGGGATACTTCATAGGCCTTCTGGTCGATATGGGGATTGTCCTCAAGCAGGGACGGGATGAAGATGCTTTTGCCCCGGACGGTGTTCTTGTCGATGAACCGTTTCTTGTTCCAGAGGTGACCTACGCCGCCAGGGTTTGAAGCACCTCGCATCCGCAGCGGTACAGGGAACCCGACTGGTTTCCTGAGCCGGCCGAATAGGAATGTGTACTGGGACTCGAGGAACTGGGATAGCTCGTCAAAGCCAATGAACTGGAAGGCCGCCGAGTCATACTGGTACTTGTCATTCTCGTGTTGCAGGTACCCGAACTGAAGGGAGGCCCCACTGGGGAATACATACCGGTTGTGCTTGCCCTCCCACATGGCGTCCGTACCCTGCAACCACTGGTGAGCCCTGTGGAGGATGGAGTCTGCCAAGTTGAGCTGGGAGAATGTACGCCTCAGGATGAGTGCGTTGTAACCTGGGACGTCGATGTATTGGAGGGCGCCCATGAGGAGGTAGTCAGACTTCCCACCACCAGCGGCCCCACCAAAGAAGAGCTCCAAGTAATCGTTCAGGAGGAGCGCACAGGTTTGGCGCTCGGTCGGGATGTGAGGGCAGTACTTCGACATCTTGGGGATGAGGTCGCCCGCCCAGTCTACGCCGGCGTCGTTTGCGTCCTGGAGGTCTTGCTCGTAGCTGGCCAAGACGTCTTTGTCGAATTGTTCTTTGGTTGCTTCCATAGAGAGTTACACCTTGCGGTTCTGCTAGGTGCTCCCATCCTGGAAGCGTGTTACCGAATCTCGTTACTGGACATTATACGCAAAGTTAGTTGACTATTGTCAACTAAAGAGAAATCAAAGGGAGAGGCAAAATAAGTGTTGACACCTTGGCAAAACTGTGGCACCATTGGTTTATGCTTACCACACAGACCTACGAAGGCAAAACGGCGGTGGAGTGGCGGGAGTCAGCCGCGGCGAACCGCAAAGAAAAGAACGACAGTTTTGAGCGTTGCGACACCGATGGTTTCCTCTCTCAGTGGGCCAGCGGAATTTGTGGTCGGCGGGATGAGTACGCCGCTCAACTCGCAGAGCAAGGTGGTGTGAGCGACTTCCCCGTACTACTTGATAGCGGTGGTAACGTCGTTGCCATTGACTATACGCCCGCCGGTTACTCGGCCAGCGCCGGCTACTACGTCAAATCTGCCTGGAAGGTTCTGCGCAAGTACCGGAAATGCCTTTGCCGCGGGTTCATCCCGATGGGTGAGAAATCCCGCATCCAGAAGAAACTTGGACTCCGTGAGGGCAGGGCGATCCTCCCGGCAAAGGCTGATGTTGTTGGTACTGGCCACGGCCTCTCAGGGACCGCATGGGCCGCAATCGTTATTGATAACGGGCAGTTCTATACGTTGCTTGAGGAGGGCCACCACTTCAAGCTCGCCCTGGATCATGAAGAGGCGTAATCGCACCTCCTCAGCAGCCCACCGTTTCGGCGGTGGGTTTTTTACGTTTAGGCAAAATAAGTGTTGACAGTCAGGCAAAGGTGTGGCACCATTGGTTTATGCTTACCACACAGATCACAGCAGCAAAGTTGAAAGCAATGCAAACGGACATATATGATGCCTTGGTTGCAGTCGGGGCGAAGCACGGTGTCACCCTTACCACGGGCAACACGAAGTTCAGCAACAGTGAGGCCCGGACGCAGCTCATCATCCGGTCAGGTTACTGCGAAGGCCAGACCCAAGAGGACTTGGACAAGGCGGAATGGGACCGGCACTGCCCCTACATCGGAATGAAAGCTGAGGACTTTGGCCAGTCGTTCCAGATCAATGGTCGTGTGTTCACCATCTGCCAAATCAAACCCAACGCCCACTCCTACCCGATCATTGGTAAGGGTCCTGCCGGTGGGAAATACAAGTTCGCAGCCGCTGGTGTCAAAGTGGCCCTGGCGCAGAAGCTTGAGCGTGGGACATCCTTCGCTGGGGTCATGAACCAGCGCACCACATAACTTTGACGGGGGCGTAAGCCCCGTCACACCAAAATTAAAAACAGCAATGCCCCGGTGGTTTAGACCGGGGCATTTGCCATGTGCGGGATGATGTCCCTCCCATTCAAGGCTATCTCAGGGACAAAGAAGTACTAAGCCTTGCCCCGCACAAACTCTTCGCCCCATAGGGCGCTGCTGGTGACACTGCTAGCGGCGGCGGGGTGGGTAGGTATGCTGAACCGGCTGATGTGGTCACCCCAGCCCTCTACGTGCTTTGCAGCGGTCTGCTCGAACCGGTCGATGGAGTCCTGTTCCATCCCAGTGTATGTGATGTACAGGGGGATCCCCCACCCGACCAACATATTGAGGTTGCTCAGCATTAGTGCCGGGTCGAAGGTCCGTTCGCGTGTCACCCTGTAGAACTCGTCCGGAGACCAGCCTTTAATGTCCACGGTGTACATGCAGTTCCGGCGAAGGTGCTGGAGCTGCCGGAGGACACCGTCCTGGTACCGGGGGCCAGCCAGGCAGAGATTAGTGTAGAAGGCGGTGGGTCCTCGTGTGTTGTCTGCCAAGCTCTTTAACAGGTCCGGCCACATCTCCATGTAGAGCCCAGGGGTGCCACCAGTGGGGTGAAACGCGTCGAGTGTCTCCATGTGGTCCTGGTGTGCAAAGTGGTAGTCCTGGAGGTTGGTGAACTCAGTCACAAGCGAAGCTGTGCTGTAGCACTCGGGTTTCCCGTCGTGCTCGCCGCTATACAGGTGTGCCAGGAACTGAAGCGAAGATGGTTTCCAGCCCCATCGGTCAAGCACGAACTCCCCCACGCGGGCGGCAGCTGGGGATCGGCACACATCCCACGTTCGGAACATAGGGCGGCCGCGGGACACAATGATGTCGTCCTCCTGTATGTTCAGTACTTGGGCAGTGAGCGGTACGACCGGCCACTGCAAAGTCGTTGTTTTCATATCAGTACCCTCAAGAGCTCCGGCAAGGCAGCCCACTCTCTTTCCATTTCCATCCGTTCCTCGTAGGCCTGCCGAAGTTGCCGGCGTGGCCTACCTTCCTTATCGGCACTTGCCTTGGATGGACCTGGCAGGCCATGGTTGGCAAAGTCCGGGGAGGCCACGAGGTAGCTGTTCTGAAAGAGCTTGATAGCTACCCGTGGTGGAATGAACTGAATGGTGGTGCTGCTGTGGTCTGACACTGTCAGGCCTCCTTATTCTTGGTGTACAATCCTGGCCGGTACTTCGTCGTACATGAAGTTCTCAACCAGTTCTGCCTCCTTAAACGGTAACACAGGCGCAGCGATATTGTCAAAGAACATTGGCAACCGTTCCTGGAAGTAGCGGAGCAGTGGGACAGCGAGCTGCCGCATTTGCGGGTGGGCGTCCGCGGCAGTACGCTTGACCAGGAAGTTGTGCCAGGACCCGAGGTTGAGTGTGGCGACGTATTCGGTCTTCAAACCGGTCGGCAGGAAGTACCTTGCCATCTGGGGTGACCAATTCATGTCCGTCCGCCAGA